GAACACAAACCCAAGAAGTTATATCTCGTATTGTAAAAAGAAGTAGAGAATCTTTAAAGGAGGATAAATCATGATTACTCAACCATTTACGATGCAACAAACTATCCTATTCAACTCGATTCAGCAACGGTTGAGGCATCCGGTTCAGCAACGGTCAGGGCATTCGATTCAGCAACGGTTGAGGCATTCGATTCAGCAACGGTCAGGGCATTCGATTCAGCAACGGTCAGGGCATCCAATTCGGCTTATATTTGTTCGTATTCAACCGTTGAACATAAGGTGTCTAATAAAGCAATTTTGAGATATTATTATGAAAACAAAGTTGTATTATCGGATATTAATTCACTTAAATCATGACCCAAAGAACCGAAATCGACACTCAACTCAGCAAGGCTCAGAGAGTGCCACAAAATGAATCAGTGAGAATTATGACGCTTGAAAATCAAATTGAGCATCTAAACAATATGTTAGAAATACTTTCTCCTTATCTAGGAACACAAACCCAAGAAGTTATATCTCGTATTGTAAAAAGAAGTAGAGAATCTTTAAAGGAGGATAAATCATGATTACTCAACCATTTACGATGCAACAAACTATCCTATTCAACTCGATTATGGCAGGTCTTGAAGCAACTCAAATCATGCTTAAGGCAAAGAATGAATTAAACATTCTTGGGTACTTAACTGAGGACATTGAGAAGTTGTATAAGTTGAAAGAGTTAATTGAGGAGGGTAGATGAAAACGGATAACATCAAGAAATTAAACCTAATGCATGGCAATAGGAAATCTCCTACTGGGTATATGGTAAACAAATGTAGTGTAAGAATTAATCATGAAAGATTAAGATCAATAACAAGGTCAAAGATTTATGACAATTTTTCATTTGACCCATTCATTCTTAAAGCAATTCTGGAAAATGAATCAATGCTAATTAAAAGGGCTTACGAAATCGAAGATATAGAGTATATGGAAGTTGAAAGAAAAGCAAAAATTGAAGCAGCCAATATATTAGCAGGAACCGATCTATTAATCAACGAACTTAACAAAGAAACGAAATGAATAACGAAAATCTAAGAGTACAAAGTAGTGCATTTCCCAACGGCGACTACATCACATATTCAGATGGCATGCCTAAACCACGCATCCTCCCATCGAATCACCCTGACGTATTAAAGATGGGTTACCAAAGGGCAGTTAATCGTTATAAGCCTGAACGTACTATCACAGAACAGGCTCGGGTAATTATCGACATGACAAGTGCAAAGTTAAGGAGGGCGAAGTGATGAAAGAACCAAAAAACTACCGTAACTGCCATCACGAATCTGATATGGATATTTTATTGTTAGAAATCGGATGGGTATTGCTTATTTTGATTTGTTTTTTAGTATATTAGTATAAACATTTAAACGTCCACAATGTTAAACCTTAAAAAAATTGACCGTAATGCCGGAGGGAGTGGACGCCCGAAGGCTTGCGGTTTTATTATTTATATGAGCACAGAAATCAAACTCCACGAAAACAAGCTCCCCACATTGCAGGAGCTTTACAGCGATCCTGAAGAAGCTTTAAAGTCGGATCAGTTGGCAGTTATCTTAAACCAACAACCTCCGGCGTCTTGGGTAAAGGTGCATCCATTTATCAAAGGATATAAGTATTTGCCGATTGATAAGATTGAGTATTTGCTTAAACGAATATTCAAGCGTTACCGGATTGAGGTGATACGTGAGGGCAGTTCATTTAACGGTGTTTATGTTGTTGTCCGTGTTCATTATTTACATCCATTAACAGGAGAATGGGATTTTCACGATGGTGTCGGAGCGGCTCAATTGCAGACCGCTTCAGGTAAATCAGCGGCCGACCTTGCGAACATCAATAACGGTGCTTTATCTATGGCGTTTCCGATCGCTAAGACTATTGCGATAAAAGACGCAACGGATCACTTTGGCACTACATTCGGAAGCGACCTGAACCGGAAGGATACTATCCAATATTCAGGTGACGACAAACTCGCAACCGTAGCACACACCAAAGCAGAGCAAAGACTTGCAAAGCTGATTGAAAAGGCAAATGATCGTGCGACTTTGGAAGCTCTGAAAACTCACTTAACTGAAAACTTACAATCTCAATTCGACAACAAATGGAATCTTTTAAAATAAGAGCATCATCATGCTCTAAAATTATGGGCGTAAAAGGATTAGGACAGACCGGATATACTTATCTTGAATCATGGCTAAAAGAGGCTATGTTTAAGCGCAGACCTGAAATCAAGTCTAAGTACATTGACAAAGGAAATATCTCAGAAGAGGACGGATTTACCTTGCTGACATTGCAGAAAGGTTTGGGAATGGTTTACAAAAATGAAAAGCATTTTGAAAATGACTTCATGACCGGAACACCCGACCTTATCCATAACGGCATTGTCTACGACAATAAATGCTCCTGGTCTTTAGATACTTTCCCGATGTTTGACAAAGAAGTTCCGAATAAAGACTATTATTGGCAGCTTCAGACATACATGGAGCTTACAGGATGCGATAAGTCTGTATTGGCTTATACTTTAATTGACGCGGACATTACGCTCATTCAGCAGGCTGTAAAGTGGGAAACAGATCCTGAAAAGATTTACCGGATAATTTGCAACATGGTTTATACTCAATCTGCTTTTGACGAGGCGGTGAATGAGTTCTGTTTTAATGCCAAATCTGACTATTTCATCGAGATACCGGAAGAGAAAAGAATCAAGTGTTTTGAAATTGCTCGAAATGATAAAGATATTGAGCTTATCAAGGAAAGGGTAAAAGAATCAAGAATTTATATTAAATCACTTTTAAACAATTAAAAAAATGGGCAGAATATCCTGTAAAATCAATTTGGCCGCGTTAAAAAACGCGGCAATTATCACAAGCGGTAAAAATAAAGATGTGGATTGTATCTTAATCCCGATCGCTCAAAATCATTTATTCCGGTCTGACAAAGGAGCGGTTTATCTTGACCTGATTGGATTTGAAACTCCGGTAGAAAAGCGGAAAGGTAAAGACACTCACTTGGTTAAGCAGTCACTATCTAAAGACATTCAGGATAAGATGACTGAAGAAGAAAAGAAAGCAATGCCAATATTAGGTAACTTCATTGACTGGGATCAGGCAGGCGAGTCTCAAAGTGCACCAGCAGAGACAGGGGCAGTAGTTGCGGATGGGTTGGATGACCTGCCATTTTAGAGAATAATTTTATCTGAAAATACCTTATTTGTACAAAAACGTATGAATAATGTATTTTTAAAATGCTTATTTAACCCACCCGGCTAACTACCGGGTTAAAACTTGACTAAATGGAAATATTACCACTAAACATAAACGGCAGGGGTAAACGGTACGGGAACAGGCATCCAAAAAAGGTTATCGGGTTAGCTTTGGAATATACTTTAGGCAATAATTTAAGTCCGGTAGAATCAGCAAGATTGCTAAATTTACCTTTGCCAACCGTAGCTGAATGGATGACTAAATACTGGTTTTACCGCAAAGTTGATGATCCGATTATTTTAGTATTAGAATCTAAAGTATGAATCCACACCTCAGACAAAAAATCATCCTCTCAATAATCCTAAAACGCTCATTGAGAAGGTATAGGATTGAGGATATAATTAAAGCGATAAGCAACTACTATGGGTAAAGTCAGGATAAAAACAGATGGTCGCGGTTCCGCTCAGGAAATTGGCAAGATACAAACATACAAGTCCAAACCTAAACCATACCGGGAGCCTGATTGGTTACGAAAATACCGATTAGGCCGGGAGCGATGGTTCTGGCAAAAGTACCCGGAGCAAAGGGCATGGATTGAGGAGTTTGTAAATGAAATGAAGAGGAATTGGTTAACGCAAGATAAAAGGAAATGAACGAACACAAATATCCATATAAATGGACTTTAAAAGATGCCGTATTCACCAAAGATAAAGGCAAAGTATTCAGCTGCTTTTCATGTGGAGGTGGTTCTACAATGGGTTATAAATTAGCTGGTTTTGATGTAATTGGGTGCAATGAAATTGACCCTAAAATGATGTCTTGCTATATTGAAAACCACAAGCCAAAATATTCCTATTTGGAACCGATACAGACTTTTAAATTACGAAAAGACTTGCCGTCCGAACTTTATGATCTGGATATATTAGATGGATCGCCACCTTGCAGCAGCTTTTCAATGGCTGGGAATCGTGAAAAAGATTGGGGTAAAGATAAGGTATTTCGTGAGGGCCAGGCTATGCAGGTTCTTGATACATTGTTTTTTGACTTCATAGATTTAGCAAAGGAATTGCAGCCTAAAGTTGTTATAGCTGAAAATGTTAAGGGCTTGTTATTAGGCAACGCAAAATCCTATGTAATACAGATTTACAAAGAATTCGACAAAGCCGGTTATTACTGCCAGCATTTCCTGTTAGATGCTTCAGATATGGGCATACCACAAAAAAGGGAAAGAGTCTTTTTTATAGCATTCAGGAAGGATTTGGCGGTTAATTTTTTACACAAAGCCGATTTTTTTACATTGACGCCTAAAATAGAAATGGAATTTAAAGAACCTAAAATACCATTCAGTAAAATTTTTCACGATTATACAGACCGTCCGTTGTCGCCGCATTATATGAAGTTTTGGGAAGAAAGAAAGAATGGAGATTTAGATTTTTCTTACGCTTCAGGTCGAATGGGTAAAAACGAAAATGCTCAATTCCAATATAAATACCTATACATGGATAAAGTCAATAACACGATATTGGCCGGGGATCAATGCGTTTTATTCGACCGTCCCAGATTCAGGAATTTCGACGAGCTTTGCGAGGCCGGGAGTTACCCAAAAGATTATAATTTTATGGGTAACAAAACCGAATATTTAGTTGGTATGTCCGTCCCTCCTGTTATGACCGCCCAAATAGCATCACGTATTTATGAACAATGGTTATCTAAATTATGCGAAAAATAGACTACACAGACCCAATGAGCATGTACCGCTCCGGCAAGACCGCAAAGGTAGTAACCGAACAGGAACTTGCGGACCAGAAAGCGAAAAGGGAACAATCGCATCAATTAGAGTTCTGTAAGTGGATAAAACACACTTATCCTGAAATCCGATTCCGTTCCGATA